AACGCCATAGTGCCTCAAGTTGCTTACCAAATACTACAAGCGATAGCCCATGATAATTGCATTAACGGGTAAAAAACTCAGCGGGAAATCAACAGCCGCAAACGTGCTTCAGGAGGTGCTACAGGGAGAGACTAAGATTTTGAGCTTTGCCTACCGCATCAAGAAAGAGGTCACAAAGATATTCGGCCCATACGACCCGCATGATGGTGATGAAAAGAAACTGCTTCGACCGGTGTACCAGGCAGTGGGCCAGGCATACAAGGAGCGATACGGGGAGGACATTTGGGTCGAGGCACTGGCATCTGATTGGAACGAGATGCAGCCCTTTTATCAGCACCTAATCATAGACGATTTGAGATTTCCATACGAGGCCGATTGGGTCCACTCCGAGGGAGGATTGGTATGGAGGCTCACGGGACAATTTACAGACAACGATAACCACATAAGCGAAACAATGATCGAACATATAAATGCAGACAGAGACTTCACAAATGACGGCACCACAAACTTCATCAACCAAATACGTATTGCCGCCGATGAGGTGGCGAATCGACAAAGCGAAACAATTAGCCCAGGAGCTCTGGGGAACCTCTGAAGACGAATTAACCTCTAAGCGGCGATTCAAGCACATTCTCTATGCGCGTTATGCGCTGATGATGCTGCTCCACGATATCGCCGGATGTACCGATGATCAAATCAGCAAACTTTTCAACATGCAGCGTTCTAACGTCACACACGGACGTAAGACCGCATCGAACTGGCTTAACCGAGACCCGCATTTCACCGCGACTTACGAGTCGCTCCAAAACGCATACCAAATCGAAATCGAAAAACACAAAGATAACCAAAATGGAAACACCGAAAATTAGATTAAACAAAAGCTACCTCCTGGAGGTTGGAGATAAATACGTCAACGCATGTTTCACGCACCACTCAGCAAACACTCAGATCATCTGCCTTTTCCGGGATGTATCTAGAACTGAGGGCAATCCGCACTGGGTCAAGGATCAGCCAGTAAGAGGCCCATGGACCAAGAGTCACGCTAACGTGACTTACACTGACGCAAAAGAGTTAGTCGATGTCAGGACTGAGGCTGTCAGAGCAGCCGAGGAGATGCACTGCATTTTGAAGGAAAAAGGCGTTGATGCTCTCAAGGAAAATTGGGCTTCTCAAGGCGGCACCGTCTACGACTACTGATCATGAAGTACATCCGCTTTTATCCAGACGCATGGCTATCAGGCGCGATGTTTCTAAGCCTGGAGGCAGAGGGCGCGTGGATCCGCATCCTTTGCCTCCTGGCATCCCAACCCTCTCCTGGGAAGCTTGAGTGCAGCATGGCTCACCTGTGCCGAGCTCTGCGAGTGCAGCCGGGAAAAGCTAAAGCGTTGCTTATGGAAATCAAGGATGCCCAGGCGTGTCAGGTTAAGTTTGACGATGAATCTGTGTCGATAATCTGCGACCGCATGACAAGAGAGGCCGAGGAGTACAACGCTTACGCAGCAGCCAAAGCGGCCGCCGGGAGAGCTGGAGGTAAAGCATCCGTCCAAGCACGTGCTAAAGCAAAAGCGAAGCAAACGTTAAGCAAAAACGAAGCAAACGTTAACGACTGCTTAAGCAAACGCGAAGCAAACGCGAAGCATTCTATATCTATATCTAAAGCTAAAGATAAAGACTTATTAAAGGCAGACGCAAAGCAGCCTCCAAGCCTGGACGAAATAAAGGCCTTCTGCGCTTCGCGCAGCATCCCCGAGCAACGAGCAATCGACTTCTATAACTACTATCAAGGCCAAAACCTTTGGCTGAACAAAAACAAAACACCAGTGAGATGGTGGCATATCATTCAAAACTCTCCATGGACCGATGACCAAAAGCGCAAAGGAAATTACAACGGATCTGTTCGGCAGCCAGATCGAAACGAAGGCACCGCAAACTCAGGACAGGCCAGTCAATACGAAGGTCTGGGCCAAGTGGTTTAAGATCGACCCAGTCGATGAGGATGTTGAGCGCATGATCCAAGCAGCCTCACAGTGGGCGCTGTCCGTGGAGCACCAGGACAGACCTCGTTGGCTTTCACTTCTGGGTAACAGTGGTGTTGGTAAGACGCACGTAGCTCGGCGCCTCTGGGATTGGGTCAAGACCAAGCCCAATTGGGACAATAAGGCCCAGTTCTCTCCTCAGTGGATCTATTGGCCTCAGTTCATTGAGGAACTTCGCGATAGAGGCAACTATGAGCGATTTCGAGACATGGCTCGATGGCCTTACCTGGTCCTCGACGATGTTCTAGCAGAGAGGCAGTCAGACTGGTCAACGGAGAAGCTACACAATCTGCTGGGGGCTCGAGACAAGCGATGGACGATCATCACCTCAAACAAATCAGCCGGAGAGATAGCCCAAGTCGATGTACGTATCGCATCTCGCATGGCGAGAAACGGAAGCAAAGTGGTGTACCTAAAGTCCAAAGACTATAGTTTTAGAGACGATAAATGAAACCGATAGAGATCATAGGCATCGAGCGACAAGTGATCGCCCCGGCCCTAGCTCGAGCTAAAGGCTACCGTGCTCTGACCTATCGGTACGATGCAGAGAGTGAAGGCTGGATGATCGAGAATTTAGCCAAGGATCTCGACAGCCGGGGAGTAGACTGGATCGTGGTGCCAGTCGATGACCCGCACAACAAGGGCCAGGCTTACATGGAGATCTGGAAGAAATCTATAGCGAAGCAGCTTAAGCCCTAAGCTCGTTTACCCTCTCTCCGTACACCTTTATCTACCCGCCAATCAAAACGCGTTAGAACGCATCCTCGTACGATTAAAGCTATGCCTAGGAAGAAAGCTGCTCAAGTTCCTCAGATCGCTCCCAAACAATCCGTAAACCCAGATCAGGTCACTGGCATGGAAGAGGCCTTGGCACCTTATCAATCAGAGATTGAGGAGATCTGTCCCCCGTCAGCAATTGCTGTCACCAACGGTAATCGGAAATTGAGACAACAGGACAAATACACGCGAGATAATGTGCTCGTATTCCTCCGGGCAATCGCTCTGGGATTTCGCCAGAAAGCAGCCGCGCCACTGATCCATTGCAGTGCAGAAGAGATCAGCCGATGGAAGCAGAGACATCCTGACTTTGCAGAATCAGTAGAGAAAGCGCGGAGTATAAACAAGATGATGCTGCTGAACTACGTTTATCAAGGCATGTCAAAGCATCCGAGGCTGGCACTGGATCTGTTGGAGAGAGTTCATCCAGACGATTATGCGCCTCAAAAGAACCTAGTACAAAGTGGCTCAATCACTCACGCACACGGTCATGCAATTTTCGATAAGCTTCACCAGGCGAGGCGAGCAGTAGATTCACAGTCTCCTGTTCTGGATGCACAAGTCGTTGATAATCAACAGGAGGACACATAATTGTACACGATTTTGTACATGATTTTATAACGATGGGTAGGGGCCCCAGAATCCAAGTCACCATTTGAATACCCCCACCCCTTTTTTTCTCTCGCGCATGGAACCTGTTAACGTTTTATCATTTGGAGCCGGGGTCCAGTCCACCACCTTGGCCCTTCTTTCGGGCAGCCATGATATCCCATTGTTTGATTTTGCTGTCTTTGCTGATACTGGAGCCGAGCCGCAAAGCGTCTATGACTGCCTGGGACGAGTTAGGGATCGCGTGAGCTATCCCGTTATCACGCATATGCACAAAAATGGCCTACTTGATGCGGTGGTATCCAGTGATGAGGGGTTCAAAGCGATTCCCGCATTCATCGAGAACCCTGATGGGACGGTTGGTATGTTAAGGAGGCAGTGTACTCGAGAGTTCAAGCTCAGTGCCATTGTTTCAGCTATTCGGGCAAAGCTCGGATATGAGCCCAGACAAAGGGTTCAGCACGTGGTAAATGTTTATGTGGGGATTTCCAGGGATGAAATGCAACGCATGGCAAACCCATTGGCGCCATGGATGGTTAATAAGTATCCGCTAGTGGATATGCGGTGGCGCCGGGCTCATTGCGTTGAGTACCTATTAAAGGAATGGCCCCATCCGGTTGGTAAGAGCTCATGTACATTTTGTCCGTACCACGACAACAAGTCATGGCGTGAGATGAAGGAGAATGATCCTGATTCATGGGCACAGGCAGTGACCGTTGATGAGTCTATCCGAAATGGTTTTAAGGATTCTCAGTCACCAATTTATCTTCACAGGTCAATGAAGCCTCTAACTGAGGTTGACTTTGACGCGCTATTGGCCCGCGACGATGACCAGCGCGAGTTTGGTTTTCTGGAGGAGTGCGATGGTATTTGCGGTATGTAGAATCGGTATTTCAATGCTTTGTAAGTTTATATCCCCCCCTTAAATAGCCCATGTGATCAAATGCACCGTATCGATCAACCTATCCCCGGATGGTGAGTTAACTATGAGCCGGAAGATGACTTCCTATGGGGATCCAGACGACACTGAGCGCCTGATCGCTGAGCATGTGTCAGAGCTTGTTGATGAGCTCTTAGAGAACGCTACAGAGCTTTTAAATGAGCCGGAAGAATCCGGCCCGGATGACGAGGACGATGGCGAGCCTTTTATTTCATTTTCTAGGAATTGACATTCGACCAAAGAAGCCTCCGGGGAGAGATGGAATGAGATTAATAATTCGAGGTCAGATAGGAGACAATTCCAGCTACGACTTTCACTCGAGAATCATCATCGATGGCCTCCTGGAGCGTGGGTACGAGTTGTGCATCATCCCCATGAATCAGGATGCCTGGACTCGGCGCATACCTGAGAAGTACGATTCCCGGCTCGCCAGACAGCCTACCATCGATGCTCCTACTCTGGTAATCTATCCTCCCAAGTATTTGCCGGACGATCCCCAGCGCACGATTTATTCAACCATGTGGGAGACTACTCGGATCCCTGATCCGTGGGTCAGGAACTTGAATGTGTCTAAGGCTGTCATCATTCCTTCGATGAGTAATATCATCGCGCTAAGCGGCCAGGGAGTGACGGCACCTATGCACCAGGTGCCTTTCGGCATAGATGTAGATGCCTTCCAACCTTCCAAGCCCAAGGATCGCCGCTACGTGGTTTTTGGCACGTCAGGCATCTCCAAGCATGGATGGCCTCGCAAAGGCTTTGACGAGGTTGTGGAGGCCTTCCAGGAGGCTTTCCCTCGAGGCAATGAGCCGGTCGAGCTTAGGATTAAGTGTTACCCGAAAGATCCTCTTCCCGGCTTCTCAGATCCGCGCATCGCGATTGACCAAGGCACCTGGCCGAAAGATAAACTCGCGGCGTGGTACAAGTCTATCGACGTGTACGTCTGCATGAGTAAAGGAGAGGGATGGGGTTTGATGCCAGCCGAGGCAGCGGCATGTGGGCGGCCGAGTGTGCTGCCGATCTTCTTTGGTTTCAGCGATCACATTACACAGGAGATGAGTTTCCCAGTAGACTATAAATTAGTCTCTGCTACGGACTCTTATGAAGGCATGGGCCTATGGGCCGAGCCTGACGTGATGCATTGTGCGGCTGTCATGCGGGACATAGTCACGAACCGTGAGATGCTTATTAAAAAGGGGCAGAAGTCATACCGACAGGCCAGGCAGTTTACTTATAACCGAATGGTCGATGGTTATGTTGAGGTGATCCGCGAGACCTTCAAGGGAACAAAATATGGTTACTAAAGATTTCGCCAAAAAGGTTGCTGAGAAATCTGAGGCAGATACCTGGGTGCCGGCTAAAGAGCACTCGGTGTTCGGTGGATACGATGCCTCGTATTACGAGGCAAACAGGGAAGCGTTCATCCACAAGTACAGGGTCATCAAAAATGCCACTGCACTACTCGGACCAGAAAGCATTGTCGAGCTTGGCAGCTCACATGGTCCGGCTACAAATGCAATGCTCACGGGAGTTGACTGGAAAGCAACTTACGTTGGCTACGACTCCTATGGGCCCACGACAAATGAACAAGGCGAGCCTTGGGATCCGGTAGTGATCATAAAGTCGATGTTCCAAGCAAACAATTTCGAGAGATACAACTTGGAAATGTGCGATCTACGACAGGTGGAGTCCATCCCGTCAGCGGATCTTTGTTTTGTCGATGCCATGCACAACTATCGAGGATGCTACCAGGACACGTTGCTGGCTATCCGGGCTGAGTGTAAGCACATACTGATCGATGACTATCACGGGGAAGAGGTCAAGTTTGCGGTCGAGGACATTTGCAATAACTACAGAGACGAAGTGAGACATGTCTGCTACCTCGAACACCTAAGCGGATTGGTATTACTCGAGCGGATATGAGGTGCAGTGAGCCCATTCACCTATACAATCCCGAGCTAACTATAGAGTGGCTTGAAAGCCACTGCATCGTTCATGACGAGTTTCTCGATCTGCTGGAGATCGATCACAGTATCATACGGAACAATGGGGCCGAGTACGTCATACAGGTAAGCTTATACGATGTTTGCTCTAAGTCGCAGACAGGTTTAGGCAAAAACGATAAAGACAAATTTAACTCACGGTATTATGGCGGCCTGGTGAGCAACGTCAAAAACCTAGGGATGCTGAGAGAAGACGTGGCTGTTGAGTTGTTTGTAGACCCCACCTTAGCTGAATTAGTTATTAATGATGAGGCGCTAGATTGTGATCAGGTAAACGTGCATATCATGAAAAGGCCTAGCCTTGGTAATACGGGTATGTATTGGAGGTTGTTACTGCCTGACGTACTTGATAGTCGAAGGTGCGATCATGCTGTTCAACTAGACATTGATCATGTGTGGAGGGACCATTGGGGTTTGCTCAAAAATCATTTCCCAGTTGCGCCACTATTCTATGGAAGGAAGACAGATGTCTTTGACGTGTGCGTAAATAATTTTGCTAAAAAGTACACGCCGATCAGCGGAGGCGCTTGGTCTTACGATCCCAAGGATGTCACCTTCAATGTAAGAAATGCTATCGCCCGATTCTGGGACTACTGCTGTATGACCCTGGCGTTGATCGAACCTAAGAACGAATACAATCAACCATGTGCCGGGCATCCTAACGGATTTGGGAACACCTGGAATGCTTACGGTAGTGATGAAAGGTTTTTGGCAAAAGTCATGTACTATCATCTCGCGAGAAAAGGGGCACTGAACATAGCGATGCACGAAGCGAGTGTTTATCACGAACCGGAGCGAGCAAACATAGACTTTATCACCCGTCACGGAGGTAAAGTGGTCTACGTATAATGGCCGATAAAAAAGAAAACTTTGATAAGAGCATAGTCCATCTTGATCGATTTGCGGAAGAGATATTCGGGCTTAAGCTTTATGGCTGGCAAAAACAAGTTCTCCAGGGACTTGATAAACCCGGCTCGCGTGTTGCTCTCAAAGCGGCCAATGGATCCGGGAAGACCGCCATGGTGGCTGCTCCCTCGGCGCTCTGGCATTCGTTGATGTTTCCCGATTCGGTTTGCGTGACCACCTCCGGTGTATATCGCCAGGTTAAGGAACAGCTTTGGCCTACCATCCGTACACTTTCACAGAAGGTTGATGGGCTCGGAGTTGAGATCAACCAGACTGATTTGCGGGTGCCGGCATTGAACTCGAGAATCGTTGGATTCAGTACTGACGATCCGGGCCGCTTCGAGGGTTTCCATGCTGAGAACCTGATGATCATCATTGACGAGGCCAAGAGCGTTAAGGATGCGATCTATCAGGCCGTGGAACGGTGCCAGCCCAACCGTATCCTGGTCATGAGTTCGCCCGGAGGCAACAGTGGGGAATTCTATCGCATCTTCTCGCGGCACTCGGATCTTTACAAAACTCACACTGTCACCTCGTTCGATTGTCCACACATTCAGCAGTCATGGATCGATTCGCAGATCAAGCGATGGGGCGAAGACCATCCGCTCATCCGCTCAATGATTTACGGAGAGTTCATGGCAACCTCAGACGAAAGTCTGCTGGTGAGTTATGATGCCTACCAACAATGCCTCCAGCATCCTCCGACATTTGAGAAGACTGTCCCGGTAGCTGGGGTAGACTTTGCAGCCGGCTCAGATGAGAACGTGCTATGTGTTCGCGAAGGCAATAAGGTCACCAAGCTTCTGTCCTGGGTCGAGAAGAACACCATGGCTGCTGTTTCCAAGTTCATGATTGAGTTCAGAAAGGCCGGGCTTAAGCCTGAGAACATTTACTGTGATGAAGGCGGCCTGGGCCGCCCCATGGCAGACGCACTCAGCGAAGCCGGCTGGGATGTAAATCGAGTAAACTTTGGCGCCCGAGCTCGAGACCCGGAGTCCTTTGTCAATCGCTCCGCTGAAATGTGGTATGAGACCGCACGTCTGATCGAGAGGGGCGAGCTCATACTGCCAGACGACGAGGTGCTCATGGCTCAGATGACCTCACGCCGGGCACGGGCAAACAAGGCCGGAAAGCTTGAGCTCGAGGCAAAGGGAGAGATGAAAGCTCGAGGGTTAAGCAGCCCGGATAGAGCTGATGCGCTATGCCTGGCAGTGGCCATGGGCGCGGATCACGACTACCTCGAGGAATATGTCAGGCCCAGCATCGAGGAGATGTTTGATGGGGTAGATATCCCGGATGTAATCAGCCACGCTGACAAGGGATTTCATTGCGGATAAAATCGGAAAAATAGTACATGACCGGCTCCCCCGCAAAGGCCAAGGTCAGCGCAATGTACGATGAGCTTTATAGCTTAACCCTGGACGATCTCCGCGATCGCTCCCTCTGGGAGACCAGGCAGCAACTTTTCTACGATCTCAGGCACCACGGAGTCAGGCGCAAATCAAAGCCATGGCCCGGTGCTAGTGACGCGCATTTCCCTCTTTCCGATACGATCATTTCTAATCTTAAGCCTTACTACGTGCAGCAGTTGTTTGCCCTGGACGTGGTAGCAACATTCGTATCTCTCAGAGACCAGAATACTGCTGTAACTACAGCGGCCTCTCAGTGGTTTGATTACAAGCTAAAACAAGCCAGCAATCTTCAGACTGAGATTATCAGCGCCATCGACGCGATGTTGGTGAGTGGTCGCGGCATACTTAAGACCACATACGACTTTGAGAAGAATGGTCTCAGGTTCGAGAGTGTCGATCCTATGCACTTGATCGTACCGGGGACTTGTAAGGATCTTAAATCGGCTGATCGGTTCACGCACGTTCAACAGTACACGCCTGAGAGCTACAGGCGTCAGACAAGCTTTAACCAAGACGACGACTTCATTGACAGGATTACCGGCGGCAACAATGAGACAGCCGGAGATAATACACGCCGAGGCAGTGAAGATATTCGCGAAGGTATCACGGAGGGTTACGAGCGCCAGATCATTGTCTGGGAGACTTACGTCCAGAACGATGACGGCAC